TTTGTGAACTTGCATTTCATCATCTTCACCAAGACTATCGCTTATATAATCTAATACAACAGTTTTTCCTAAAATATTAGAACTAAAGTGTATTAAACCTTTTGCATCATTTATAAAAAATACTCCATTAACTTGCGCATATTGAGGATCTAATCCGTATCTTTCTCCTCCAGCTAACCAATAAGTATCATTTTGATAATCATCGTTATTATTTCCAGATGGACTCGTACTCTGATAAGAGGTTAAGGTATCAGATTTTTCTTCTGGGATTAAATCTGTTGTGTCTTCATCTCCAAGAGGAAGTGAATTTATTACAAAATCGAATGTACCATCTGCTTTTTGTTTTGGATTAAATGGATTAGATGTACTTTTTGCAGGATAAATAGTGTGCTTAATTCCCGAAGAATCACTCCATGTTAATTTAATATAATTAACATAATCGTGTGGTAATATCATTGTTAATGAAGCTGGCACTTCTATTTCTTGAGATTTAGTAGATTTAAAAGTATCAAAACTTAGTTCCGCTAAAGCACGGTGGGCATGAAAACTAACGTCGCTTCTTTTTGTATTTGTTAATATTTTATCTTCTCCTATGTAAGTAGCCATAAAGTTATCAATAATATTTTCTAAACTTATAAATTGATAATTACCAAAATTATTATATTCAAATATTATAGTATCATTACTAGCTGGAGCACCATAAGGATATAATCCAAGACTAAAATCTATATGCCACTTCTCAAGAGCGGTCCAACGAAACCAATATTGATGATTAAGTCCTCCACCAAAACCACCTTGAATTAACGTGCCGTTAATATAAACTTTAACAGGATGTGTTAATGCTGTGGTTCCAGTTGGAAAAGTTCCAATACTATCGCTAACTTTAAAAATAGTAGTTGTTCCATCACCAGTAAATTCTTTTTTACCACTATAATATTGTTGAGCGTTTTGTGTTAATAATCCCATTTACTTATGCTTTTTGTTGTTGAATTTTTTGTACTTCTTCTTGGTTAGTTATACCTACTATATCTGGATGTTTTATAATAACACCTGCTAATTCTAGTATTTTTATTACTAGGTTAGTTTCTTCCGCGTTGTGTAATTGAAAATTAACTGATGTACCGGCGTTATATAAAGCTTTTTCTCCAATAACATTATAACCCCATTCAACTTTTATAGGTTTATTTATTACTTCACAAGTAACACCTGTCGTAGCTTGTCCAATAGATGTAGTTGCAGTGTTCCATCCAAAAACTTCTATATCTTCTCCGCTAGTTGCGCTACTTCTATAAATAGGATTTCTTCGCAAACCAACTTCATGAAATTGAGAATTTATTATGTTATTTGCTTCATTAAAATCAACTTGCCTAACTTCATGTCCGTTTTGAAATATTCTACCTATTCTATAATTAGTAGGAAAAGTAGTTCCACTATTTACACTGCTTATAGTAATAAATGGTGATAACTTATTTTCTATTAATTCTTCCATATCAGAAAACGTAGTTTCTTCACTTGGTTGTCTTTTGAATTGATTTAAATCGTAAAAGTATTGTTCAAATATTTCTAATTGAGCTTGATTAGCTAAAAGATTAAACTCTAATGGAGTTATGTATCCTCTTTGTTCTTTATTAGCTAATGCTAATACTCTTTGATAAACTGTGTCTATAAATATCATAATTTTTATTTATAATTATAAGGAAATAATTTATTTAATTTTTCTTTCCTTTTATCACAACCACAATCTTTATTAGTAGTTTTGTTAACTATATCAACTACTTTTTTTATTCCAGTTACTTTTGTTATTTTTTCAATTGTATCGCCTAATCCTTTAGATTTATTTAATTCCATACAATTTGTTTTATGTAGTTTTGCAATCACCCCGTAGGGCGATCGCTCACTACAAGTTGATTACGAATTTAATCGTTTTTCTATATTGGAGTAAATCTCCATTCCTTCATCAGTTTTAAACCAATGCGCTAAAGCAGTATATGGATGTTCATCAAATGGTATAACCATTAGTTTTCTTCCATTACTACCCCACAAAAAGTTTCTTTGATCAGAAGATAATCTTAATATTCCAGCTTCTACAGCTCTAATACCAAAATTTCTTAACATCACGTTCTCATCATCCGCAAGCTCTAAGAAGAGTTTAGGATTGTTTCTAGCAAATACTAGTAAATCACGTCTAAGTTCCTTAGAACTCAACCTAGATACCTCAGAACCTTTCTCAACACGCATAATAGCCTCTGCCATATCAATATCAATATTTCTAGCAGCGACAAGCGCTTCTACTTGTTGTTCTAGTATATCTATTTCATCAGCCGCTATAACGGAAGGTCTATACTCATAATATATTTTATCTTTATGAGGATGATATAAACTTAGTAATTTTTGTAAAACTGTTTTTTCTTTTTCTACAAATAAAGTACCGTTTCTAAAAATAATATGATCTAATCTTTGGTCACCTTTCATTTCGTCTACAAAAGAAGTTTTTTGATTTTGACAATATTTAAGTTCTCTTTCATAACCTTTTTCTTCGTCAAAATAATAAATATTTGCAGATTTAATCATTCTAGATAAAGGTTTTTTATTACCTTTTAAATAATAAGCTCTATCTTTTATTTCCCACTCATTAGATGGTACTTTTCTTTCTCTTACTTTTGGTTGTTCTACAACCGGTGGTGTTTCTACCACGTCTTGAACTTGAGGTTCTTCCACCTCAACTTTTTTTGTTTTCTTTGACATAATATAATATATAATAAAATTAATAAAAATAAAAGGACCGAGGCCGAAACCTCGGTTCTTTTAAAGTAATAAATGCTTATTTCATTAACATGAAATTATTCGCACCTTGAGTAACTAAACATCTTTCAGAAAGCATGTGGATTTGCATTGCATCTAAAGCAGATGTAGCAGCTCCAACAGAACCAGTAGTCCATGTTTTAAGTTTTCTGTTGTCTGTTTGAGAAGCTCTGTATCTAACATGTAAGAAAGGTCGTCTAAGGTTCTTTCCTAACGCTTGGTCATAAACAGTAGATGTACCAGCTGGAACCATGACACCTCTAATCGCGTTAGCGCCAGCGTTGTCATTAACACCTCCTCTAGTAGCCTTATCGTTTAAGTATCTCATATCTGATTTGTAGAAATCGTAAGAACCTCTACGGAATCCTGAGAAACCTAAATTAAGTGCCATATCTTCTGAGTTAGAGAATACCCCGTAAGAAGTACCACCAGCACCATAAGAATTCATTGAAGCAAGCATATCATCCATTGCAAGAGACGTAGCTCTATTAACAAACATCATGTTTTCTTCAATTGCACCTTGACCATCAAACTCTGCTAAAATAGCGTCAAATTCAGCTAAATCAGTAGCTGGGTTAACACCAGTAACACCAGAAGTCGTATTACCTCTATCTTCGATAGCGGCAAATAAACCTTCAGTTCCAACTGTAGAACCAGTAGCGTATCCAAGAACAGCATCAACACCTTGAGCAGCACCAGAACCACCAGCACCGAAATTGTGAGAATCGTCATCTCCAAGTTCACCTTCCAACATTGCCATTTCTAAGTGATCAGTAAAACGAGCTCTAGTATCAGCTTCAGCTTTTAAATACCATAAGTATCCAGCACCTCCACCTTCAGAAGTAACTTCAACCCAACCAATTTTACCTGTATCAGAACCCGATACTTCGTAGTAATCTCTGATAATAATTGGTTTGTTGGAGAAAGTTTTGAACTTAGGTTCGTTAGCTGTTCTACTATCGGAATGAGTACCATCTTTTGCGTTGTAACCAACACCTTTGGCCCACTCAGAACCATAAACCATTATAGTAGTTTTCTTGTTACCAGTAGCTCCAGAAGTAGCGATCGTACTACCATCGTACGCAGCAACAGTAATATCACAGTCGTTCGTACCTGTCATTGATACTACTATAGCTTTATAAACTCCATTAGGAGTTGCCACTACAACAGTATCAGATACTCTAATACCGTGTGTTACCGAAATACCAGCTTCAGCATAATTGTTTCCATCGATATCAGATTGTACTGTGATAACATCATCCGCGTCTATATCACCTAAATAAGATAAGTGTAATCTACCTTGCTCCGACCAAATAACTTGGTCAGCAGTCATAGATTCTTCAGCCCCAACTTGTGATAAGAAGCCTGAAATAGTTCTCGGTCCGAAAACTTCAGCTTCTTTCTCCATTAGGTCTGGTACATATTGTTGACCCCATCCAGACGTGCTGTTGAGGTCTAAATAATTTGTTTCGAGTGTTTGCTTTATTGGAGCGGGCACACTATTCAAATTAGTTCCTGCAGTAATTGACATAATTTTGTAATTTTAAATTGTTATTTTTGTTTAATTTTAAACTTAAAGTCTTTAGCTGTGTCGCCTAAAACTTTAACTTTAATCCCACCAGCTTCTATCACACCATGGGATTGTCTAGGGGTCATATCTATATTTTTCGCACTTTCAATACTATTTTTCATAGCATCTGCTCTTCCTTGTTCATAAAAGTGGTTAGCTATAGCATCAGGATTCATAGCGGTGTATAAAGCTTTGTGATAACCATTAGCATCTTTTAGTTGAAATTTGTCTTTGTCAAGAAACTTCTCAACAAAACTACCTAAATCAGCTTGATCATTTTTTACTTTATTAACATCTTTCACGTTGAATCTAAATTTTTTATCTCCGACATTATATTCAAAACCTTTGAACTTGTCGTTAAATAAACTATTTGTTTTTTTAACAAAAACTTTTTGATTCGCTTTTATAGTATCGCTTTCTACCTTTGACTCCTTGTTGTACCTATTAAAGAAATCTACAGCTTTTTGTTGTTCTTGAGTCAACTTTGACCCAGCTTTGATATCTTCATAGTATTTGGACTTTAACCCGTCCAAGTGGTTTTTAGCGCCGGCAACTTGCTCTTTTAACGCTAATTGTTTTCTTTTTATTTCTATCTCATCGTCTACATCTTCATCCCAAGAGAATTGATCTTCTAATGTAAATCTTATTTCTTCTTCGGTTAAATGAGGTTTTGTTGTTGCATAATATTCCATTAGTAACGAAGCATCATCATAGTTATTATAGTCACGTTTCAACGCAACATAATCTTCTAAATTACCACCTGTTTCTTCCATGAAGTCCATTAGTTTTTGGACACTTTCTGGAATTGGTTTTCCAGTAGTTTCAGCTTCAGCAACAGCTTCTTCAACTTGCTCTTCTAGTTCTTCAACTGTTTCTTTTACCTCTTCATCTGTAATTTCTTCTAAAACAGGTTGTTCAACATTTTCTTCTGTAGGTTGTTCAACATCTTCTTTTTTATTAGTCGTTTCTTCAACAATCTCTTCTTGAACATTCTCGGTTTTTGTGGTATCCACTGGTTGTTCATTTTCCTCTGTTTTTGGTGGAGCACTTAAATCAACTTTGATAGGTTCGTCGTCTTGACTAATCTTTTTCATTGTTGGTTTCTTCTTCACTTTAATTTTTTCAACTGTATTGTCTACTTTTGGTTGTTCGATAGTCTCTTCTACTACCTCTGTTTTCTTTTTTGCCATAATATAATATAATAATAATTAATAAAAATTTACTTAGGATCAAATGCACCTAAATTAAATCCACCGCTTAGTATATCATTACCTGCAGATTCGAAATTTTTAGGTGGTTTTCCACTATTTCTTTGATCTATAAGTTCGCTTTGTTGTGATGCTTGTATTTTTGTTCTTTCGTCTTTACGATCTTCTTTGTATTTTTCTTTTTCAATGTCACTCGTTTTCATTTGTTCTAGTGCTACATTTATTCTAAATTCATGATCCATTAGATCCTTTTTAATTTGAGATTCATGATTTAAAACTAACATTTCATTTTGTGTTTTTGCACCTTCTATTTGCATTGTTGTTTGTGCAAGTGCTTGTGATTTAGTTATTTCCATTTTAGCAGCAGCTTGTTGCGCTTGAATATTAGCTTCAGATTGTGCTTTTATATTTTCTTGCTGTATCTTCTGATCTTTATCTATCTTCCTTTTTCTACGTATTTTAAGTAATTGGTTAGCAAGTTTTATATTTTTTATTTCCCTTAAATCAATC